AAATTCCTATGAGAATGAAAGAGCAAGTTGCCCTGCTCTCTCATATAAATTTAAGCTAATTGATCTCTATCAACTTCGTCAGGCTTATCATCTAAACCATGACCTGCTAAATCAATAACAGTGGCATACATTCTAAGTCTGCCTGTAGCTGGAGCGGCACCTGCAATCTTAGCATCAATAGTATCTGTAGTAGTTACAAATTGAGTGTAAGTTGAAGCTCCACTTCCGACAATAGTGTTGGTTTGACCATTACTACCTGCGGCACAAAAGCCTGTAGATGTAATGTCTGCACCATCAATAATGTCATCTCCTGCTGCGAAGTCCATGTCAAGAGTACAACTGCCTGTGAATGCTTTCATCACTTCTGCACCTGCATTTATGACTAAAGTATTTGCAGGTATTTCTAACACCTGAAATATATCTCCGTCTGAGAAGCTACCACCTGCTGCTACTAATGCATCGATATCAAGGTAAGCCTCAATATTTCTCATTACATTAGTATTCTTCATAGAAGGCATAGCCACGATAGAGTCGGAAAAGATACCTGTGGTATCCTTTGAGGTTAAATCAAAAGTTGCCATTTATATCTCCCTTATCCTACGTTATACTTGGCAGTGGCGATTGCTTCAGGTCGAAGAATCTTTCTACCATACAAATGCATACCACGAACAATATCAGCAAAAGAATCAGGATCTCTATAAGTCTCTGTCTTGTTGATTTGCTCGGCAGTAGCTACTGCTGAACTATGTCCTGCAACGATAACACCGTAGTTTGAGTTTTGGTTAGCAGTTCCAGATGTTCCCGGACCTGTACCTACTGCAGGTAAGTTGTTTGACATATATACGTCAAAGCCATGTATCTTCCCTACAGATAGACCTGCTCTCAATCCACCTGACTCACCGAAGTCACCATTTAGAAGACGAGAGTCTTCGTCTTTTAGAACTTCAATAAAAGTTGGATGTAGAACTAACCATCTACCATCAGTGTCTACGAACTGAGTATCAAGTAATCTTGCCATTCTTGCTATAACCTGTAAAGGAGTAGCAGTAGCAGTTGCTTGAGAAGTTGCACCACCTAGTCTTGGAGCTATTGGAATAGAATGGTCACCTGCACTACTTGTAGTGATGTTACCAAAGCTATCTTTTCTTAGCTTCATGCTTGTCAACAATTCATCTGAACCTGCAGTTGACACTGACTTAGTTCCGTTAACTGTTGAGTTAGCTGAACTTGCTACAGCATTGTTAGATGCTTGTGCAAATCCTGACAAGTAACCAAGAACATCTTGGTCGAAGTTGTCTTTAAGTCTGTAACCCGCTCTGTCACTTGCCATTTGAGAGAAGTTTACGTGACTGTGAGCCTCTTCAATATCATCTATTTTGAAAGCAAAGTAGTTTGCTTTGTCAATAGTTAATGTAAAGTCCTCATCGTCAAGGTCTTGAGGTTGCACGTTTGCACCCCTAGCGTATTCCTTAACGGTGATTTCTGGCTCTTTAATGATTTTTACAGAATCACCCATGTTGGCAATCTCTCCGAAATAATCGGAGTTTGTGATTGATTCAACAACGGAAGTTTTTCTGAAGGCTAACTGAACCTGCTTAGAGTAAATAACTGGGGAGAAATTACCATTGGGCAGATTACCGTAACCTGCTGCAGTTTTAAATGCCATTTTCATCTCCATTTTTGAAAATAAAACAAATGCACGATTGTGCTAAATTTACTCGTCATCGGCTAATAGTGTTTGAGGTTGTATGTCTAGTAGCTATTTAGACATAGGCTCTTACCATCAGGTAGGCTTTCAAGTGTAGTTTACTATGTGAGTTGTCCACGTGGAGAGGTCACATTTATAGATATGTATAGTTATACATATTTATTCTTTGATGTCAACATATTATCTAGCAGAGCCTGATACGTCATATACGAAGTTGCCAGACCTTATTGCTTCCATTATCATATCTGCGTTTTTCTCATATGCTGTAGCAGACATTTTCTGAACATCGGATTCTTTAATCTTTTTGGTGCTATCAACCGTTGGGGTAGCTTTTGTAGTTTTTGCCTTAACTTGTGTAGCAGCACTTTTGCCACTCTCACTTGTGTCTTTCTTGTTAATGCCTTTATCTGCTTTATACAAATCAATTGCTCTTGCTGCTGACTTTGCATCATCTTGATTTTCATATAACGCATTCTGTACCCACTGTGGTTGCTGCTCTGCCCATTCATGAAAATCATCACTGTCTCTAATCTGATCAAAGTCAGGATGTATTCTCATAAGTTCAACTTCTGCTCTTTCTTTTACAGTCTCTTCGTTAAACTGATTTATTTCTTTAATTCTTTTTTCTAAAGACTCGGATTGTTCTTTTGCTTTTTTAATAGCAATTGTTTCTACAATCTTAGCCACATCAGGATATTCTTTTGCCCAAGCATCTATGTCTTCATCAGACTTTGGCAACTTCATTTCTTTTTGAGCGGCTTGTGTTAATTGACTTTTTAACTCATCAAGCTGCTTTTGAAATTGCTTTTCTTTTTCTTGGGTGTGTCTTCGTAAATCTCCATAACGCTTTTTAAAAGTTTTTTCTTCAGCACCCTTCGGTTCTTCCTCATCCTCTGTTTTCTTTTCTTCAACAGATTCTGTTTCACCTTTTTGTGCCTCAATCATTTCTTTTAGCTCTTCCTCATCTTTTTTAATTCTTTCTTCATGAGTAGAACGTTTAGTCATAAATGCTTTTTTCTCAGGTGTAGCATCTACCACCATTTCTTGTTTTGTAGCTTCTTCTGCCATTTTTTACTCCTAGGGTTATCGTAGCCATCATTCGGGGGATAAGTAGCTAGTATGTGAATTATTATCGTGAAGCTAATCCACCACGCTTCATCTTCTTAGTCTTAGTTTTCTTTTTAAGTCTAGGTATGAAACCACCTACAGCAGTAGAGTAACCCTCTGATCCTAGTCCAGTGTCTCCACTTGAAGGATCAGAATCTTCTCCCGGACCATCGCTTGGAGAGCCTCCAAAAGATCCTGCAGATGTTCCTATGCTGGATTGGGATATTCCTTGTGGACCTCCCAATCCAATACCACCGGAAGGAGTACTAGAGCCAACTGCTCCTATACCTCCCTTAGTTCCTATTCCTACATTACCCTTATTTATTGACATGATATCATCTAGAGCTTTTGAACTAATACCACCAAATTCATTAACACCTTTACCACTTTCTAATGCTGCCATGATATCTTGTTGTTGTGTTTTTCCTAAACTCTCTATACCTAGAGCTTCTTCAGGACTAAATCCTTGTTGCACACCTTTTCCTATAACTTTAATTAATTCTTTTCTTTTCTTTTCTCTTGCAACAGATATTTTTCCTATTACCTTACCTATGTTTAAACTTTTATTAATGTTTGTTCTTGTACTAACTGGTGTTACACCATAAATATCAGCTACTGCATTAACATTACTTACAACATCATCAATAGAAACATTACCTAAATCGCCTAATCCAAACTCCTCAACTGCCATTTTACCTCTTTCAAAAGATTTATTCAAGTCTGCCCTTTCTTGATCAGTTAAAGTGTTTATATCCTTACCCTTTAAACCTAATTCATTTTTAGCTGCTGTATAAGTTTGTGTTAATGCACCTAAAGTTGTTTGATTCATTTCCATGCGACCCATTATTCCAGCTTTTGCCCCTGAATAAATACCCGATAATCCTATGACACCGAATTGCATCTTACCAAACTCTTTCATATTCTTGTCTAAATCGTCTTTAGCACCAATACCACTATAACTTAATGGATCTCCTGCAGGATCTATTGCACCACTCGTAACACCTGAACTATCTCCTTCACCTTCTGATACTTTAGCTGATTTTATTCTAGCTGTTTGCACTCTAGCAGTGTCTACCTTTTCAGTTTTTTCTTTGAATCCTTCGGGTATTGTAAAACCTGTAAATATTTTACCATTCTTAAATGGTATTTGTATTTCTACGTTTTCATTGTTTATAAACGTTCTATACTCGTCAGGTCCTTGTGTTAATTCTTGACCTCCAAATAATCCTGTATATGTAGCTTTTTTAGTCTGATCTACAGGACTTTTATATGTAAAGCCACCTGTGGGTGCAGAAGTAGCAGGTGGTATTATAGGAGCAGTATATGCTGATTTTAATCCTGTAGGTGCTCCCATATTGCTAGGTTGCCTAGTTTGTAAGGGATTAGTTGCTGTTGTTGTTCCCACAAAACCATTAGCGGCTTTTATAACTCCTCCTTGTGCTCTTTCCTCCACTTCATCATCATCACCCTCTGCTATTTCTATATCTATTATACTAAATGGCATATCATCGGGTATAGTTGCTTCATCAGCATTACCCATCTGTCCCATTCTTTCCATAGTTTTGAGACCCATCTTTGCTTCCTGTCTCATCATCATTAACTTTTCTAGTCCAATATATCTTACAACATCTGCAGGAAATACAAACTCCCCTTCACTTAACTGTGCCGGTATATCATCTCTTACTTCTTCTTGTGTTGCTCCCGGTGGTACATCATTACCTGATATCGGATCTTTTGTATTGCCTTCATCTTTAAGTCCACCATCTTGGAATAGCTCCATTTGTTTTTCTACATTGCCACCTTTAGCTTTAGCTTGTTTCATAGTAGAGAAAGCCTTTAGGATTTCATTGATTTCATCATTAGTTAATCTATCGGCTAGTGATCCCACCTTACCAGCTTCTATTAACTCTAGGACTAAATCTTTAGGTTCAAAGACTTCTTGTCCACTTCCTTTTCTTTTCTCTATGTTTGGCATATTACTGTTTCCCTTGTTTAGCTACAATCGAGTCAATATTACTGTATGGTATGGATTGACCCTCATAACCCATAAGCATCTCAGGTGAAATAGCTGCATCTGGATTTAGATACATGTCTTCAACCATTCTTGATTCCATCTCCCCATAAACACCTTGATATTGTCTACGAGCCTGAAGATATTCCTCATCTAATTTCTTTGCTTTTTTTACGGATAATATTCTTTCTAATACATGTGATTTAAATTCTTGTTTACCTGATAATGAATTTATTAATTGAGACTCACTTGCACTAAACATTATCTTTCTTCCTTTGTTCGTAGCATCTTCATATCTATCTAACGGATTCACAGTATACATAACACCTTTATTATTTGTTAATGTTTCATCAACTCTATCTGCTTCTCTTTTTGCTAATTTAGTTATTGTATCTTCAAAACTATTTTTAAACATTTTCATTTTTTGTTTATCAGTAAACTGTGCCGCTAATTCAGTGCTAAATGCTTTTGCTTCATTTGAAGTTAAGTCCGTTCTATCTAATTTTACATTACCAAAAAAGTTATCCAATAGATTATTTTTAATATATCCATCGGCATCTACTCCCTGTTCATTACCCAATCGTGTAAATAAATTATCTTGAGAATTTTTAATTGTTCTTTCTAACAACGATGCTCTATCGCTGTAATCTTTAGGTAAAAAGTTTTCTACACTAGATCCGGGTACAAATCCCTCCCTCTCTTGAACTGCATGTTGTATTTCATGTAATATATCAGTTGTTAGTTGTGACTGTGTTCTATCAGATGAAATACTAATTACATCTCTTATAGGATCATAACTTGCTGCTGTTGTAGTATCTTCAGAAGGAACTTTCTCTATTTTTATATCCCTAAGTCTACCATAAACTATGGGATTTTTTAAATCATCTTTTCTAACTGCATGTTGAGTAGCTGATTTGTAGTATTGCTTAAACAGATCTTCAAAATTTATAATATCCCCTAAAGTAGAATTTTCTTTAACCTCTAATGTTTTTAAATCAGGATCTGTTACTGTAAAGTTTTCTGTTTTTAAAGTAACTCCTCGTGTATCTAATTTATATCTTAATTTACCATCTCGACCTCTATACACACCTGTTTCTGAAAACAACTTTTGTTTTTGTGGTAGAGTAAGCATTTCATAATTTCTTAGTGAATCAGTTTCTTTTATATTTTTAGTTAATATAGTTGATTTTTTAGGTTCTTGTCCTCTTTTAGCAGTACCTCCTTCTTTTAAAATATTATATTCTGCTTCTCTATAAGTTTGTGCTCTTTGCTTTCCTATCTCTGTTTGTTCACCTACCACGTTTAAATCTATTTTAGCTTTATTTATATCATCGGCTATAGGTTTAATAGATGTTATATCAGACAGTTTAGCTCCTTCTGTAACCAAATTAGAATCTACAAAATCACTCTTAGACAGTGTATTTTTTATTGTGTTATATAAGGTAGATGCACCATCTGATAATTTATCAAAAAACTTTGCAGGAGCTAAAAATGCTCCCGTAGGTGAAAGTATCTCTCCTATTAACTGGTCTGTGTTTTCAGGATCAGACTTAATACCTGTTATCTCTTCAAAGCCTTCATCAAATGCTTTTCTACCATACTGTTTCTCAAAGTTCTGCAAGTTATCTTTTATCAACATTGCCAAAGGATTGTTTGCATAATCAGCTAAGAACGTATTCGCTGTTTCTGCCATAGTAATTACATCAGATGGTATAGCTGCAGTACCTGTTAGTAATCCAGTACCTGTAGCTTTAGCTTTCTCTGCTATCTCATCAGCACTTCTAAACTTACCAAACGCATCAAAGTTAAATGCTTTTTCAGTTTGTTCTTTTAGATCATTCTGCATTCACTTCATCTCTTAACATCTTTAGTCTTTTCAATGCCATTATATATCCTTGTGCTCTATGTAGAGATATAACGTCATCTGATTGTTCCATTATCTTATGTTGTTCGTCTATCTTATGATCCAAATAATCATTGAAGTGGTTGATTAGTTTGGGGTTGTTCACCAACGTCTTGAGTCGGCTGCGTATCTGCTTGTGGTTGTTGTTGTCCAACTTGTGACCTTCCTGTAAATCCTTGTTCTTGTGGTGTAGGTGCTATACCAGTACCTATTGTACCACCACCTGAACCTGTTGGATCACTAGGATCTGTACCTGCAGGTGGTTGTGGTTGAGGTTGCTCTTGTTGAGGTGCTCTAAAGTCTTTCATGAGTTCAGCTTGTACGGCTGCCTCATCCATATTATTAGTAACTTTATCAGGATCTAGATCCATAGCCTTTGCTATCTCACGTATAATATACTGAAACTTTGCAAAAGGTGCAAGGGCTGGATTAGATGATACTTGTAAGAATTGCATAAGTCTTTGTGATCTTACCTCGTTTGCCATCAAACTTTCTGTACCTCTAGCTTTAACTTCTAGATCACCTTTAATCTTTGGATCATAGTCAAACTGCATATTAAACTTAAATAAACCTTCTCCTAATGGTTTTAGAAGATAATCATCTACATTTTTTATAACAGTTTTAATACTGCCACTAGCTGCATTCATCAACATAGATATACCCGAAGCAGTTCTACCTACTCCCGTTATACCTGTTTGTCCGTGTGCAAATGATGGCATACCCGTACTCTCATCTGCTAGTTGTCTTGCTTTATCAAATAACTGTAAGTTCTCTGCTGCAACATTAGGAAACTTCGTACCAAACAATGCTTGTCCGGGAGCACCCCCTTGTCTTCTGAATACCTTTCCCGGATATACAGATAAGTCTTGTCCCGGCACTAAATTAGTTTCATCTACTTCTATAAGTAAATTACCTGATAGCACAGCATTATCTACTGCCATTCTCATAAAGCCATTCATAAGTGTTTGTGTATCATCCATGTTTTCAGCTACACCTACACCAAAGAAAGAGTATGGGTTTAATTCATATGGTGCTGCCATGTATGGTATTCTAGCAGGTTTAAATGGATTAATAACCATTCTTAATAATTTACCATTACATACCCAAGCATTTATTTGTATTTCATCTAAGGCTTTTAATTCTTTAGGTATCTCAATGCCTTGTTCTATCAACATATCGACATCGCAGTTACCCCAATATTCTATAACTTCATATCTTTCTATTTCGTGTTCAGATGCATAATCTGCTAGATCATCTTCCCATGACTTCTTAGTATAGTTTTCTCCTGCCTCTATAGCCTCTTCTATGACTTGCTCTCTAAAGTGAGGTCTCTTTTTAAGTGAACGCAGTTGTGAACGTGACATCTTATGTCTTTCAATTACATATTGAGCATCATCCATGTTTGTAGAATCAGGATCAGGATAAAAGTCCCACACAGACACATGAGATATCTGTGGTATTGTTTTGAATGTTGGATCATAATCACCATCATCACCCCAATTAGGATACTCTTTATCTACTGCGAAAGGTCCTTTCATGACTCCAGTCCCAAATAAAGACATCTCAAATGCAGTGCTTCTTAAATGTTTGTTAGCTCCTGACTCATCTAACTGATCCATGATTTTCTTTTCCATAGATTTAGCAGCTATCATAGCAGGACTAAATGTAACTGCTGAAGGTGTTTTACCTACTTCTTCTTTGAGACCTTCAATATTTTGCAACTTTTCTTCAAGAGGACCAAGCCTA